CCTCCACCGCGTTGCTGGCCTGCTGCGCCCACAACCTGAACTGCGCGCTGTTGCCGGCGCCGGGCTTGTTGCGGATGCGCTGGACGATGCGCTTGGCGTACTGAGCGTCGGTCTCGTTCTCGAAGCCACCGCTGAAGTTCGCGAGCACCGTGCACGTGGGCGCGCTGCCGATGGGCGGGTTGACCCACGTGAGCTCGGTACCTGCCACCAGGTTGGTGACCGCGCCGGTGTCGATACCGATGAGCGTCAGCTGTACCGAGCTGCCGCTGGGCGGGATGGTGCCGGTGATGAGCACCTGGTAGCGCTTGCCCGCGGGGTCGCGGGCGACGCTTGCACCCGCATCACCGATGATGGTGCTCCCCGAGTAGATGGTCCCGGGCGTTCCAGGCGCGGTGATGGGGCCGCTGCCACCCGTGCTCGCTAGCTTGCCTTCGGGTAGCCACAACGCGCCGTGGAAGTTCTGCAGGTACTCGCTTGCCGCGCGCTCCGGGCGCACCTGGTCCGCGAACCAGATGGCGCGCTGCTGGATGGCCTGACCGTAGAGGTCGATGGCGTCGGCTTCGATGAAGAAGCGCGAGTCCTCCTGGGTGATGACGGCAATCTCGTCCTCGGTGAACACCTGACCCGTGTCAGGGTTCTGCTTGGAGCGCAGCACGTTGCGCCAGCGAGCGAGGATGATGTCGTCGCGCACCTTGCCGCGCGAGAACGTTACGAAGCGGCGTTCGTCAGGTCTGGCCATTCTTGATTGCCTCCGGCGCGCGCATCTTCACCGTGCGGTCCTTCTTCTGCAGCGCCGTGCGGTTGTTGACGTAGTCGACGGTCACCTCGCCCCAGTCGGAACCCGTGTCGACGGTGATGCTCTTGATGGTGATGTCGCCGCGGTCGACCAACCGGCGCAGCGCGACACGTGCCTCGCCAGCGAAGCGCGCAGGCGCCTGGTCGTCGAGCTTCTCCACGTCCAGGAAGCGAGCGCCCACGTTGACCACCGCGGCACCGCTCTTGCGCACACGCCACAGCGCCTCAATGACGGCCGCATCGGTGGGGTCCCTGTCCATGAGCAGGCTCGTCCACTCCTGGGTCATGGGGTCAACGCGCTCGGCCCGGATGACCGGCGGGTCGTCCAGTTCGTACTTCCGGCGCTCGGAGAAGAACCCGAGCTGCCAGACACCAATCGGTTCGATGACGGGCATCGCCGTCACCTTATCACGGCGGACGCGGCACCACCGGTGTTACCCGTTACGCCGCCAGGTCGAGCGGACAGAACAGCGCCGGGAGAGAAGGGAGCTCCGGAAGCTCAGGTAGCGGCGGCAGCCCAGGGAGGGGGAACAGCAGATTGGGGAGCGTCGGCAGGGCCGGCAGCGGGGGCAGCCCAGGCAGCGCAGGCAGCTCCGGAAGCTCGGGGAGGGGTGGAAGCCCGGGGAAGGGGAAAAGGAGCGCAGGCAGCGCTGGTAGCCCCGGCAATGGGGGTAGCCCGGGGAGGGCAGGGAGCTCCGGCAGCTCCGGAAGCGGGGGCAAGCCCGGCAGGGGGAACAGAAGTAGGGGTAGAGGGGGGAACGCGCAAAGGCTCACGTGATGGTGCCGGTAGCCGAGCCAGCGCCCGGACCGGACACCCCGGCTCCAGTCGTGACACCCGAGACGCTGGTGACCGTGACCGTGCTTCCGACCACTGCGTTCGCGATGATGTGTGGGATGACCTTGGCCATCGCTCGAGCGAACACCGCCAGCTGCTCACGCGCCGCGGCATACGCGACCGGGTTCGTGCTGGCGAGCGTTCCGTACTCCTGAGCACCGTCAAGCACGTCGAAGCACGCGCCAGCGCAGCCGGTCTTCGGGCTCGCTGCGCCAGTGAGCGGGTTGATGGTGACGACACCTTCGAGCATTGCCATGGGGACCTCACGTGGGCGACAGGAAGAGTGACGGGCACGGTGGTGAAGCGGCACCAGGCAACAGCGGGACACCGGTCTCGCCGGCCTGGCCCACGTAGAGCGTGCCCTTCGCGAAAATCTTGGCGGCGGTGAGCACGATGCGGCCTTCCTTCATGTGGAAGAACGTCGCGTCGTCGCTGGTACGCATGAGAATGCCGTCGCTGGTGAGCGCCACCTGGTAGCCGTCGCCGTGGGTCATCGTGATGCCGTTGGCGGGGTCGCTGTCGACGACGATGGCGTGTGCGTTCTGCGGCACACCGTTCACGAAGTTGTACGGGAGATAGATGGTGTAGTTGTTGGCGGTGCCAGCGGCGTCCACGTCGAAGCTAGCGAAGCCGCCCTTGTAGCCCACCATGCGCACGGTCCCCTTCGGGATGCCGTTGGGGAAGAAGCGCTCGAAGCGCAGGTCACGCCACGCGAGTGGCACCAGGCCGTCAGCCGTGCGCGCGGCAACCACCTCAGCGCGGTAGTCGCGGCCGTCCAGAGTCTCGGGGTCAAGCGGACGCGCCATCATCCCGAGCTGGCCATAGACGTCTTGGTCGTTCGCGAGCTCGCCGTCACCGTCGTCGAGCAGCAGCTCGCCTTCGGGGTTGAAGCCCGCGGCACCAGCGGTACTCACGCGCACGGTCTTGGTCTGCTCAGCGATGCTGCTACCCACCACCGTCACGAACGCGAGCGTGAAGTCGAAGAGGGTCTTCATAGCGTCCAGAGACCCTTCTTGAGCAGCGACACGCGGCTGGTGTCGCCCTGCGTTGAGTTGCGCGTCTTGATGGTGCGGATGACCAGGTACGCGCCAGCGGGACCACCAGCGAGGGACGTCTCCACCTCAGCGCACGTGTCGACACCGTACTCGATGTTGAAGTTGCCGTCGTAGTACGAGAGCCCGTCCGTCTCCACCTCCCACGACTCGATGCCCTTGTTCCTGTTGGTGAGCTCGCGCCGCGCGAAGTGCTCCGCCAACACGTCCGTCTTCACACCTTCGTTGATGAGCAGGACCGGGCGATAGAAGCTGGGCTTGCCGTCCTTGTCGAACACGTCCGCGACAGCGGCCTGGCGCTGGATGCTGCCGACCTTGGCGTTGCGCCAGTCGGCGGCCTTGCCCGTGCCCATGACCGCCAGGATGGTGGCAGCGCTGCTGAAGTCGGTGCTGCGCGTCGCGCTCAGGATGTTGTTCTGGTTCGCGCGCGAGTCGTTGAACATGCGGAACTTGTAGATGGGCGTCTGCGTGTCGTTGGGGTAGCCGATGATAATCTTGCCGTCCGGGCCGTCCCACAGCATGAGCCCGTGGCGCCGCAGCACGCGGTCAGCCGCAGCGTAGATGGTCTCCGGCGGGTTGACCTTCAGCTGCTCTTCCTTCAGGTCCTCCAGCGGGATGGGGCTCGCTGCCCCGCTCGAGCTCTTACCCGTCAGGATGTCGCGCGAGACGTCAGCGTTGAGAACGAAGTCGTCCTCGGTGTACCCGAGCGGCTCGAACAGCGCGAGGATGAACGACTTGATGGTCGTGCCCTTGGTCGCGCGGATGTTGGGGTTGGCGCTGGCGTACATCGCGTCCGCGAGCTTCGTGCGGATGGTGAACTGCAGCGGCGCTCCCTGGTCCGCGCTCATCGGTGACCCAATGAGCTCGATGCGCCCGGTCAGCTGCAAGCGTCCGTTGAGCCACACCTTGAACGGTGCACCCATGCGGATGGCCTTGTTCGCGAGCGCGTTGTAGCTACCGTCATCACCGACCTCGAACGCCGCCTCGCTGGGTCGCGTCAGGTCGTTGGTAATGACCAAGCTGTTGAACGTGTCGAACTGGCCAACCTCCGAGTTCTCCACGTACACCACGTCCGGGTCGCGCTGCAGTGCCATCGCTACACCTTCTCGAACACGCGCAGCACGGTGCCTGCGGGGATGAAGTTGGGGTCCAGCGACGGGTTCACATCCAGGAGGTCGGCCACGTCCTGGCCCAGGTTGGCCGCGAGCGTGAACAGGTCCGTGCCCGCGTCGATGAGCAGCGGCACCAGGCGCCTGCGGCCGACGCGCGGGTTGAGCCTGCTGCGGCCTGCAAGGTCGCGCGTCTCCTCCAGCTTGCGCTGCGTGCGCGACGTCTCCGGGTCGGTGAGCGCGTCGTAACCGTTCTTGCGCTCGCCGTCCTGGGCGGTGCGCTCCACGCTGTTGACGGTGCTCACCACGATGCTGGCCTGGCTGTCCAGGTCCTGGCGCGTGCTGCTGGGATAGTTGGCGATGCCCTCGAGCTCGCTACCGAACTCGCGTAGGTCCGCCAAGCTGGTGTTCCAAGCGCCTTCGCTCTGCGCGTCGAACACCGCGCTCTCGGTCAGCTGCTTGGCGCTACCCTGGGCAGTCTTCTGCTGAAACTTCTGCGCGTCGACGTTGTCCTCGTTGTCCTCCACGAACACCATCGACAGCTTCGCGCAGTCACGTTCGCTCTCACTCTCCGTGCGGGTGTAGCTCTCAGCGCGTGCACGGACGGTGCCGCGCGTCGGCAACCCCAGGTCACCAGTGGCGTGCGTGCGGAAGGTCTCAATGACCTGGTTCAGAACTTCGGGATAGAGCGGCGTCGTACCGAACGCGGTGCTGTTGCCACCGTTGACACCTGGCTCGTTGATGCTGTTCTCGAAGATGGCCTCCACCGTCCAGCGAGTGGCGTTGCTACCCACGTCGTCCAGCTTGGCGCCGTCGCGATACGGGCGGTTGCGCTCCACGATGCGGTTGCCGCCGCTCTCCTGGATGCTGGTGACAGGGAACTTGACCTTGACGCTGCCGACCCACCAGGACGCGACTTCGTACTGTTCAAAGACCTCAGCCATCAGCCTGCTCCTCCGTGCCCGGGTCCGACTGGTAGCGGCGCGGGCGGACCACCGGCGCCGGGAGCACCCATGGCGTTCTTCGCGTCGCGCGCGGCCCTACCCAGCGCAGCGATGTCAGCAGCTGCTTGGCTGGTGCTGGCGCTGTTCTTGGAGTTGGCCTCCTGCTGCTTCTTGATGCTCGCGAGCAGCTCCTTCTCCTGGGCCTCAAGGTTCGCAATCTGCCGTGCGCGCTGCTCCTGCTTCTCGTTGCCGGTGATGGTGTCGTCCACCAGGCTCGCGCCCCAGCCAGCCGCGCTCTCGGCCCACGCACCCGGACCCGTCTGTTGGTCCTTGAGTGCGGCGATGGCCTTGCGCGTCTGCTCGACAGCAGCGTTCTTCTCGCCGATGTCCTTGGAGCCCAGGGCGTTGACGCCCACGGTCGCTGCCTCGAACCCCTTTTTCTCCTCGGCCTCGCGCGCGTCGAAGAAGGCGTTGGCAATCTCCTTGCCGATGAGGAAGCCAATAGTAGCAGCTGCAGCTACCAGCGCGACCTGAGCGGCCATACCCATCTTCGTGCCGGCGGTGATGCCCATGGTGGCCATCATCGGACCGGCGCTGGCAATGAAGCTCGCGCCCATGCGACTGGCCGCGTCGGTGATGGCACCCTGCGCGAAGCCGATGGCCATCTTGGCACCCACGAAGCCACCAGCGGTGAGCAGCGGGTGCTTCATGGCGAAGTCCATGAGCTTGACGAAGCCCTCGGCGACGCTGGGTAGCAGCTTGGCCAGGCGCGTCAGCGCTTCAATCATCTGCGGCTCGCCGAACACGTCGCCCATCTTCTCGAGAGCCTGTGCCCAGATGATGCTCGGGTCGTCCTTCATCCGGTCGGCGGCCTTCTTCTGCAGGTCGGCGTAAGTCGCGGTGCTGGCGCCCATGTTGCCCATGGCTTCGTCGAACGCCTTCTGGCCTTCCGCGATGGCCTCCTTCGGGCTCTTACCCGCGGCCTTAGCCTTCTTGACAGCCGCGTCAAAGGGCTTCACCAAGCTGTCGAACAGGATGCGCGTGTCGCCAGTGAACGCGACCTCGGCGGTCTTGCGCCCCTTCGTGGTCGAGATGAGCGCCTTGACCTTGTCCATCGCGTCCATGTCCGCGGTGAACTTCACGCCGCTGTTCTTCTGCAGGTTCTTCAGCGCGCCGCTGCCGTCCTTCAACGACGCGAACATGGCCTTGAAAGCACCGGGTGCCTTCTCACCAACCTCGGCGTCCACCGCGCGCATCGCGCCCAGCAGCTTCACCATACCAGCGCCGCCACCCATGCCGGCCTCGCTGGCCTCGGTGCTCATCATGGCGAACTTGGCGCTGAGGTCTTCAAGCCCTGCACCACCGACACCCAGCTGACTGTCCAGCTGCGCCAACACCTCGGGCAGCTGCTTGGCGTCCACGTTGAACTTCCGGAACGCGAGCTGCGCGAGGTCACCGTAGAGGGTGATGTCCTTACCGCTGGCCGTGGCAGCGTTACCGATGGCTTCCATTGCCTCGCGCGAGAACTCCAGGTCACCAGTGCTCGCGAACATCTGGCTGAACGCAGCGGCCATCTTGTCGCCGCTCTGCCCGGTGGCTTCAGCGACCGGCTCAATCATCGCGTGCACGTCTTGCCAGTTCTTCGTCTCCTTGGAGACCTTGGAAATCTCGTGCGCGATGTTGCGGTACACCGCCTGACCCTGGATGCCGTCCTGGATGAACGAGCCGATGGCGAACGCTCCTCCCAGGGTCGCCGCCGTCTTGGCGTGACCCTTGAAGTCGCTCATCAGCCCCTTCATCCCGTCCTTGGCGCCGTTGAGGCCGGCCTTCATTGGACCAGCCAGCGCGCGACCCATCTTCGTGCCGGCCTGCTGGACCTGGGTCCCCATCGTGCGCAGGCCAGCCATGAAGCCGGCCGACTTCATAGTTACGTGGATGCCTGCTTCGCGCTGGGACACTAGAACCTCCGCTTGGGCTTGGACCTGAGCTGCTCGAGCTCCGCGCTCAGTCTAGCAAGCTCTGCCTGCTTTGCGGCAGGCTCCGTCAGGACAGAGATGTCGGCGCCAACGACCAGCCGCGCAAGCCTGGTGGGAGACAGCGTGCCCGCATCCAGGGCACGCACCGTGCCCATGATTACTTGGAGGCCAGTAAGCTCTGCAGCTTCACTGCCATAGTAACAACGCAGCTGTTCTGCGATTCCCCAGCGAAGCCGGCTAAAGGGACGATGTTGCGCGCCCTCGCAACGGCGGCAATGACACCCATGAGCTGTTCTTCGGTCAACCCGTCAGGGCGGGGGTCAATGACCGTGCGTAAGGCTTCCAGCTGGGCCCACAGCGCGTCCAGCGAGGGGCGGTCGTACAGAGACTCAATCTTGTCGGGGAACGGCTCCCACGGCTCGTGTGGTGGCGCCACGTTGCGGATGCAGACCGCGAGTTGGCACATGGTGTCCATGTTGTCGAACAGCAGCGGGTCGAGCTCGGGGACCAAGCCCTCTGACTTGGCCCACTCGCGCGCCTTGACGCGGGCGCGGCGCACGTCCGGCTCGCGCGGTACCTTGAGCAGCACGGGGATGCTGACCCAGCCGCTGGCCCTACGCTGCTTGAGCTCAGCGGGGAACAGCATCTCCCCGTTGTACTCGAGCGCCTGGAGCTCATCCCAGCTCTTGCTGAGGATGGCGCCGATGAGCTCCGAACTATCCTTGGCCAGCGACACTCAGGGCCGGCCTTAGAACGGACCCTGGCTGGGGCTCTCGGTGTGACCGATGAAGGTGATGCTGAACTTGATTTCACCGTCGAGCGGGAGCTCCTTGGACAACGAGCTCACCACGCCGTTGACGCTGATGGTCTCTCCAGGGACCTTGATGCGCACCTGCTTGATTTCGCCGCTCTTGAGCATCTTGAGGTAGTCGCGCTCCGACCCGTCCTCGTCCACCACCGCGTCGAAGGAGACCGTGGTCTCCTCCGTACCGAGCACGATGCCCGCGCCCTTCTTGCGGATGGTGTGCACCTGCTTGGCGTTGTTGACGTGGTCGACCTTGATGTTGGTGACCTGGATGAGGTCGCCGTTCCCCATAGCGATGAACCCGCGGGGAAAAATCTTCATCGGTTCGCCGGACATGGTGTGCTCCTAGTAGTACAGGGGGGTTCAGACGGGGTTGCGGTTGACCACGAGCCCGAACTTGGCCAGCGGCGGGACGATGCTGATGGGGACCACGATGTTGACCTGGGTGGCGTCACCCTCGTCCACTTCGACGATGAGCTCGCCGTTCGCGATGGCAGCGTCGAGGGCCGCGCCCAGGACCACGCCCTGGCGCACCCAGCTGCGCAGGCGCGCGATGACGAAGGTCTTGATGTCGCGCTCTTCTGTCACTCCCTTGGGGAGTTCCTGCGCGCCCGCGGGCTGGTCCTTGATGACCTTGGCGCCCTTGAACTCCTGCGGCAGCGCCGCGCGCAGGTCGCGCGCCACGATGTAGGTGGCGTCCACGTTCTGCACGTCGAGCAGACGACGGTCGGGACCACCCGCAGCGTTCTGGCTGTAGGTGGTGATGGGACGGATGACGATGACGTTGCCGGCGGTGTCGTAACCGAGGATGGTCACGCCGCTGCCGAGCGCGCTCTCAGCCTCGGGCTGCGTCGGCGCGTCACCCACGGGGTCGATGCTGCCGTAGAGCGACGTCCCGATGCGGTTGCCGATGCGGTTGACCGCGGGGTCCAGGGACGTGCCCTGGAGGCGGTCACCAGCCTCGGCCCCAGCGAACTCGCAGGGGAGGCTCTGCCCGTTGAGGCAGAACACGTGCTGTGCGTAGCCGACGTTGCGAGCCTGGGCCGACGCGATGGCCTCTGCCTGGCTGCCCGTGCTGCCGTAGACCAGGGTCTGCAGCTTGGCTTCCAGGCCGTGGTTGTAGAGCTCGATGTGCACCAGCACGCGCTCAGCGTTCGAGCTCGCACCGGTGATGTGCGCGTCCGTGTTGGACAGGCAGGGAAGGATGATGTGGTACTCCTCGCCCTGGGCCATGGTGAGGATGGTCGTGTAATCCGGGTCCGTCGCACCACCGACCAAGTTGGTGAGCACGTTGGGGGTGATGGTCTCGGTGCCGACCGAACCGCTCGTGGGCTTGAGCCAGATGCGGACCTTGATGTCGTTGGAGATGTTGCCGGGCACCTTGCCGGCAATCGCCACGACACCAGCGCCGCCGCTTGACGCCACTACGGGCAAGTCGGTGGTGCGCTGGTTGATGCCGTTGATGGCTTTGTCGCGCACGTCGCTGGCGGTCTCACCCACCAACCACGACACCTCGAACTCGCGGCCAGCGACGGCAACACCGACAGCGCGGTTACTCGTGGGTACACCCGCGAGCGTGATGTTGAGCGACGCGGTACCAGAGCCGGCAGTCGGAGCGCCGAAGTCGACCACCGCAGTCGGGAAGCCGGCGTAGAGCTGCTTCGCTGCGAGGTGGGTCGGAGTGCCAGGACCCCATGCAGTGCCCGCACTCTCTTCACCACCACCGGCGCGAATCTCCGAGTCCTCGGTGAGGTCACCCTCGCTGGACTTCGGTCCGAGCAACAGAGTGCGCAGGAGCCCGACGTTGGGACCGCTGGTACCTGCGAGCAGGTTGACCGTGATGTAGATGCCGGGAGTGAGAGTGCCGGGAGAGACTGCCTTCGGGGTGGTCATGCTTGAGCTCCTTCAGTCGTCGTTGGCTCGGCCGGCGTGGGCTCCGGCGGTTTGGGTGCGTCAGCGGCGTTCCGCTTCTGCTCCCACTCGCTGTATTCGGCAGCGGTGGAAGTGAGTAAGTCACCAGCTCTGACTGCGCGCTGGTACTCCTTGGCGTAGCGGGTCCACTCCGCCCGAGGGATACGCACAACCGCTCCGTCCGTCCACACGATTTCCTTGCCGTGCCTCGTGGCACCCACGTACGTGGTCGACGATGCGCGAAGCGAGGCGTAGCGCGGGACCAGCCGGCCGTTGACGGCCTTGACGTAGACGAAGTCCTCCATGAGGGGATAGAGGCGAATCTACTCTGACCCGACCCCAAGGGCAACGGCCGAGCATCTCCCCGTGGGGTTCAGGGGTCTTCGGACATGTCGATGTCCTGGTCCACGATGACCTTACGGGCGCCTTCAGCGTCCTTTTGATAGGTCAGAAACTCGTTGTGGGCCAGGAGCCAGGGGCTGAAAGAGCGGCTGTCGTAGCGGCGCCAGACCGTGGTGACCGACACCTGCAGCATGTAGATGTAGAGCTGCTGGTAGGCAACCCCGTCCCCGGCCACCCTGGACCGGCCGCGGACCTGCACACCAGTGGGAGCGCTGAAGCGCTGGCCGTCTGCTTCCTGAGCGTCTGTGAGCCAGAACGTGAGGTCGTCCAGAAGTTTGAGCCCCTCGTTTCGGCGCATGTGGTCGCCGTCGCTGCGCTGGCTCAGGACGAAGATGTTGAAGCGCTCTTTGAACAGCTGGCTGCCTGGGCCAGCGCGCGTGTCGCCGCGTGACATCGAGCTCTGCGTGGTGCCGTCCGCCGGCTCGCTGCCGTCCCAAACGAGCACCACCGCGGGGAACTTTCCGGTCTGCGAGCGGAAGGCATCTAGCGACGCGGTGACACCGGTGAGCTGCTCGAACTGCACCATGCTCATGCAGCCGCCGAGCCAGGTCGGGTCTGTTCCGCCGGTGGTACCGGGCTCGAGCAGCACGCCCGTGTCTTCGAGCCCTGGACACAACGGGTCGAAGCGCATGACCGTGCCCGCCGGCAAGTTGTGACGCTTGCCACCGATGATGCTGGTGACGGCGACAGCGACACCCGCTTCCGTCACCTCCCACCACGACTCAGCATCGGGCTCGCTCTCGCTGGCCTTCTGCCGCTTGCCGTCAGGGTACCTGGCGCGGTTCGGACCAGCGGCGGTCTTGAACAACAGCTCCTCACGCGCGGCGTTGTTCACCTGCGCAATGAAGTGCCAGTTGGCGGGTAGGTACACCGTGCCCTGACCGGGCTTCGCCTTCAGCAGCAGGCTGCCCGTGGCGCGCGTGCCAGTCACCGGCGAACACACCGCCATCAGGTCACGTGCAGCCTCAATGATGGTGGTGCCGCTGCGCTCCGTGGTCATGTGGTGATGCTCTCCAGGATGAGCTCAACCGCCTGGTCGAACACCTTGTCCATGTCGATGTCCAGGAAGTCGCGCTTGGGCATGTGCTTGGTGCCCGTAATGTGGAACGTCGCGTAGTCGACGTTCGTGAAGACCGCGGCGAAGTCGTCACCCGCCTCGGGTGTCATGCTGTTGGCCAGGTGACCCGTGTCCTGCAGCACGCGGCTACCACCGCGGCGGCGCTTGAGCGTGGTCTGCTCGAGCGGCTTCCACCCAGGGCCCTGTGCATCGAACTTGTCGTCGACCATGGCGTGGAGGATGTGAGCCACCTGCATGTTCACGTCGCGCTGGTGTGCGGCCTGGCCACCCATGCGCTTGAGCTCGTCGTTGAGCTCCTTCATGTCGAACGTGACTTGGACCGACACTAGAAGCCTCCGTGCTTGGTGCCGTCACCCTCGTCAGCGAAGACGAAGTTCTGGCCCTGCTGCGGGCGGGGCATGCGCTTGCCGCCGGTGTTCGCACCGGTGCCAGCGGCGGAGACACCCAGCTGGGTGGCGGCCTTCTCACCGCGCGAGTGCTCCTTGCTCTTGGACAGCGCGTCGAAGAACGCGATGGCGCGCTCGTACTGCACCCAGTAACGACCCTTGCCGTCAGCGGCAATGAACTCACCGCGACGCTCACACGCGAGCTCGAGCGCGAGCCACGCCGCGTTCATGCGGATGGCAGCGTCGTGGAAGGCGAGCTGGGCAATCTGCTCGCGGCTCCAGTTGCGGAGCAGCTTGCTCTCAGCCAGCGCGACGGCCTCCAGGATGACGCCCTGGACGAGCACCGGGTCGCGCGCGCTGCTGTTGGTGTCCTGGAACAAGCGGTCCACCACGTCGCGGGCGACCACGAGCTCGAGGTCAGCGACCGTGAGCCAGGTGTCAGCAGTGATGGCCACCCCCACCAGCGACACGTCTGGCGCGACGCCAGGCGCCAGCAACGTGGTGTCGCTGGCGAGGAAGCGGAAGCCGTACTTGGTGGCAACGAAGCTGTAGGACCCGGCGTCCAGCTCCGCCTCTCCCGCGCCCGCGCTGTCCGTGGCGAGCTCGAGCACCCGCGTGAGCGTGGCGTCGTAGACCACGACGTTGGCGAAGGGGATGGCTACAGCCGCCTCGGTGACCGTCTGCAGGGTGAACAGGGCCATGGCTCTATCGTACTCCAAAAACACGAAGGCCCGGTGTGGGGGTTACCCAACCGGGCCGACGTGCTGCCAAGGTGGACTCAGACGTCCTTGATGCACTTGTGAGCCAGCAGCTCCGCGTGCTCCGCGGCGCTCTCCGGCTCGAACTCGGTACCAGCGCGCACGTTGCCACCGCTGCGCGTGATGTTCGTCAGGGCGACGACCTTGCCCCGTCCGATGGCCTGCACCCTGGTGGGAGCAGGTGCTGCCGGCGCGGGGACGTTCGGCGGCGCGTCCTCTTCCGGCGTTGCCACGGCTGCGGCAGGAGCAACAGACGCGGGAGAAGCCGAAGCCTCCACCGCGTCTGCCATTGCCGCGTCCTTCACCTTACGGCTCATCAGCTACTGCTCAGGCGATGATGCAGTTGATGATGAGGCCACCGCAGTTGTTGCCGGTCATGACGGCCTTGTCCGCCATGCTGACCACGACCATGGTACCGCCGTGCGGACCACGTCCCTCGACGTGGAACTCGCGGCTGTCGAAGCCCGTGCCGCTCGGGCCGCGGCGACGGAAGGTGTACGAGGTCGCGATTTCCTCGCCGTCCGTGGGCTGACCCGGGGGGACGGTGAGAAGCACGCACACGTTCGGCATCACGTACACCAGGTTGCCCGAGGTGTTCTTGTACTTGGCCGAGGACACCATGATGGGCGGCAGGCCCGGGATGACGATGTCCGTGTTCGAGCCGCCCGTGGTGCTCGCGCTGGCGTTGAGCGAGCGTGCCACCGCGTCCGCGTTGGCGTCACCCAGGTACTGACGCATGTGCGTCACGACCTTGGAGTGACGGAGGAAGGCGTGGGCCACCGCCTGGTTCATCAGGATTTTCGAGACCGGCTGGTGGCTGAGCTCGATTTGGTCCTGGATGTTCTTGATGGGGTGGGACGACGCGCCCTCGACGCCGGTGGCAATCTTCAGCCACTCGAAGCCAGCGGCGAGGGTGGTGACCACGGTCGAGTCCCAGTTGGCCGACGTCGGCAACAGGCCGGCGCTGCCCAGCACGTCCAGCTCGCGGTCGAGCAGGATGGCGCGAGCGCAGCGACGCGCCGCGGCCATGCGCGGAGCGTAAGCCGAGCCACCCTGGTTCTCCACGTGCCAAGGCACGAAGGAGCCCACGAAGCGGTCCACGACCTTGTACGAGCTCAGGCTCGAACGCGGGTCGATTTCCGGGATGGCCGCCGTGGTGGCGCGCTTGACGTTGACCGGCTCGAAGGCGTCCGACTCCGAGAACGAGCGGAACTTGTCCTCGTCGTTGTCCACCAGCAGCGCGGGGCTGCACTCGTCGGCGCGCATCTCCCACGGGCGATAGCCGGCGAGGTACGTCGGAATCTCCGTGGGTTCGTGCAGGTCGCTCGGCGTGAGCTCCAGGTTGACCCTGGTGCCCTTGGCGCCCAGGTGGCTGTCCTCTGCGAGGATGATGCTCATCTGTTCCATGACTGTTTCGTCTCCTTAGGCTTCCACAGCCAGGGTTACGGCGAGAGGCCCGCTCCGGGGCCGGCGAGTTCGATTTCGGTGAGGACACCCGAGGCGCCAATCTCGTTGGCGACGCCGACGATGCGGCCACCGGTGGCAGCGCTGATGACGCGGCCGTTGGTGTGAGCCGTGACGATGGTGCCGACCACGAGCGCCGCGTGAGCGAGCACCTGGACGCAGCCGCGGATGTAGACGAGACCGTACGAGGCGGTCTCGATGTCCTCAGCGGCAACGCCGTACACGACATCAGCGATGGCGTTGACGACTTCGCACTCGCTCGGGGGCGAGCCAGCGGCCTTGAGGTTGACGAGCGTTCCCTTGGGGATGGTGCTGCCCGTGTTGTTGTAGACCGAACGAGATTCGGGCGCCGTGTTGCCGCCCTGGACACCGTTTGACATTGTTCTGGTTTCCTTCGGTTAGGTGGTGCAGGGGGTTAGGCGCGAGCGCCGCCCATGTGAACTTTCTTGCAGCGCACCAGAGCACTCGCGTGCTCGTGCACCTTGGCCCACGGCCAGCTCTGTGCGCCGGAGACCGAGAGCTTCACGAACTCACACGCCTTGAGCATGAGGTTCGCGCCGCTGTAAGCGGTGATGTCGACGGAGTCCTTGGGGACCTCGTCGCCGCGCGAGGCTTCGACGCGGGTAGCGGGAGCACCCTTCTTCGGCGCAGGCGCGGGCGTCTGCGTGGAGATGCTGCGCGTGAGGTACGTGCGGGACTCCTCCGCCTTGGGGTACTTCTTGAAGAAGTCGTCGCGGGTGTTGCCCTTGCGGTAGTGCGCTACGGCGAGCTTGATGCCCTCGTAGTTCGCGCTGTCGTTGGAGATACCCAGGCTGGCCATGGCCGCCTCGACGTCTTCCTCGGCCACCTCGGCCTCGGACTCTTCGACCTTCTTCTTGAGCACGGCCAGCTCGGGGGCGACCTTCTTGAGCTCCTCGCTCTGGGTCATGAGGTCAGCGACCTTGTCCAAGGCCGCGTCGGGGTTCTCGACTCCGAGCGCCTTGAAGAGGGTGCTGTACTTGGCGCGCACCTCGGTGTCCGTGATGCTGGCCTTGCAGATGACCTTGATGCTCGTGGTGTTCTCGAGGCCGAGAGCACTCGCGACGATTGCGCGAAGCTCGCAGAGACCCGTGAGCGCCTCGAGCACCGCTTGCTCCTGAGCGACGACGCCCAGCTTGTCCGCGAGTGCTTTCAATTCCATGTTCGTGTCCTTGGTTAGCGCCGGGGCACCCGGCGGGGGAGGTGCAGGGGGAGCTGCCGGTGCGGGAGTGGCGCCAGGTACAGGCGCTGCAATTCCTCCATCTACACCGGATGCTTCACCGAGTCGAGCCATCAACTTGTCCACTTCCATCATGACCTCTTCGTTGGAGGCCAAAGCAGGCAAGTTGAGGATGCAACGAATGCCAGCGACGATTTCCTCCAGGTCCACACCCAGGGGAGATGCACCGGCGGCGAGCCACTGGCTCACCTTGGAGAGCTCGGCCAGGACAGCGACCACGTCCGCCGTCTCGGGGAGTCCGAGCATGCGGCGCAGCTGTTCCATAGCCTGTTCAGGGCTGTCAGCGCGTTCGACGTACATGTTGAGCACCTGCTTCCTGCCTGCCGCCTGGCGGTCTGCCGCGAGCGACTGCATGCCCTCAATGAAGGGCTGGTTGGTCAACGCTACGCTGGTGAGCAGGGGGCCAACCACCTGTCCGGAGATGGCGTCCACGGCGTCGAACACGACGCTCACACTTGCCCACTTGTACCGCCCCTCTTTCACGTAGCTGCGGGCGGGTTCGAGCCAGCGGGTGAGCGCCCAGAGAGCGACCTTGCCGTCCTGGCCCTGGCGCACCGCGAGCTCCTGAATCCAGCCCTGTGCTGGCGTGCCGCTGATGGGGATGGTGCCCTCGGTCGCGTGCATCTCGCTGGCGTGGTGGAAGTCCCAGGCAATGACGTCGTTGTTGCCGACGCCATTGGCGTCCACGCGGTAGTTGGGCGAGCGACGGAAGTTGGCTACGACCCTGTCGAACAGCGCCTTGTCGAAGGTGAACTCGAGCTCGCCGCCGCGGTAGCCCTTGAATGTCCCTGCCGTTGCAACCTGCTGCCACACCGGCGCGTCGCCGATTGATGCCGCTGCGGTGTCTGGCGCGAACGCCAGCAGAGCGATGGTGGTGCCGATGCGCGACGGGGTCAGACGGCGAGTGGGCATGTCGGGCTCAGTCAATCACCAAAAAACGGCGCTGTCGAGAAGAGCTCACAGCAGGGAGGGTGCGCCGGAGGTGAAGCCGGGGTCAGGGAGGTCATGAACCTCGCTGCCCGAACGCACACGAAGTCCCTGGTTTTCCACGTCCGCCTTGCTCAGCGACCCCACTCGGCAACGGCAGTTGAACCCGAAGGGAGGGAACGCGCGCTGCCAGACCGGGTCGGTGGCAGAAAGCACCCAATCGTGGACCGCCTGGTGCGTGTGGCGCTGGCGAGGGGGGCCGTCGTTGACGGTGCGGATGCGCCAATACGGGCGAGCGCGGAGCACTGCCGGCTGGGTCATCTGCGCGTGGCGCCCGCTGTTGTACGAGTTCACCACGTTGGTGCGGTACACGGTCTCCACGTGGCTGGGGTTGAGCGTCGTCATCCCTGCCAGCGAGAAGCGGTCGTTCAGCGACTGCGAGAAGGTCTTGAGCGAGGCGCCCTGTTCCATTTGGCGGCGGAGCTCGGCCTTCGCGATGTCGAGCTGCTGTGCGTTGTGCACACCAGCGATGGTGAACGCGCGGCGCTTGGCTGCCGCGGACAAGCGCGTGAACGTGTCCTTGCTCACCACCTTGAGCGAGTTGAACCAGCGCAGCGCCTCGGTGTACGGACGCTCCACGAAGTCGCGTGCACCAGCGAGCGTCGCGACGGGTAGCTCCTTGTCGGTGAGCAGCTCGAAGTGCGCGGACAGGCCACCGGTCATCGCGCCTTGCAGGAGCCTGCGCTCCATGCTGCGCGTCATGTCGTGCAAGCTCTGACCCTCGTGTGCAGCGTCGAGTGCTGCAGCAATCGAAGCGCTGTCGCTGAGACCCTGCACGGCCTCGACGTAGCTCTTGGTCATGGCCGTGCTCGCGCGCGCACCCTCGCGCGAGCCGCGGGTAATAACCGTCTCGATGGTGCCCAGCTGGCCGCGCTCCACCGGCTGCATGGCGCGACGTACTTCCTCGGCCGAGTCCACAATCTCGTCCCCGAGGTCGTCGTCATCCTCCAGGTGAACGTGCAGGTAGGTGACTCCCTGCTGCAGCATGGCCAGCGCCACGAACGTGTCGTTGATGGCAGCGACGTCGCTCGGGTGAGCGGTTGCCAGGATGGCCGCGACGGCCTGACCCTGGGCCATCTCCCTGGCGGCTGCTAGCGGTCCACCACTGGGAGCGTCGTTGGCGGCGGGCGTGCTGACGACCGGCTCGGCACCACCGGTGTTACCCGCGCCACCAGCCGGACCAGAGACACCGCCACCACCGTTGCCCGGCGGCTTAGTGGGGCTCGGCAGCCCACCCTCCCCGGGGGCTGCGATGGGTTGCACCGTGCGCTCGGGGAGCTTGGTGCCTGCGGGGTAGACGATGGTCGGGCGCTCTGCCGGCGCCTGGACAGCCAGCGGGTGCACCGGCGGCGTCTCGAGCTTGATGACCGGTTCGTCACCACGCGGCTGGCGGAACCCGGAGAGCTCGTAGGCTTCGGCCAGGGGAATCTCCAGGCCGGCCTTCACCGCAGCGTCCAGGCGTGCCAGCTCCTTCACGCGGTCGAGCGGCACGTCAGCGCGAAGCACGAAGTGCGGCGCGTGCTGCACCGCCTCGTCCCCGAAGTTAAGCTCGATGATGGCGTCGGTCAGGTACGTCTCGAAGGCTTCGGACAGCAGCTTGGCGTCGCGCATCAGGAGCATGAACTGCTCGTCCTGCATGACGTTGGCCTGCACGTTGTTGAAACCCGCGGGCGCGGTGTCGGTGGTGCCGGTCTGGCCGAGCACCAGCTTGGACAGCTGCTTGTCGCTCTCCTCGATAATCTGTTGGTGGACCTCACCAGCGCCCTTCGCCGGCTGCTCCACCTTGAGGGAGGTACCGCGGGGGAAGCGGAAGCTGGCCAGGCCACCCAGCTGCTGCAGCTGCTCGTCCGCGCTCGCGAGGTCGTCGCTGTCCGCGGTGCTGTCCTCGGTCACTTCCAGCCAGCGCCAGGGCTTGCCGAAGAGCTCCATGAGCATCATGCGCTCACGCGCGCTGCTGCGCTTGAAGAAGCTCCAGTAGAGGCAACGGCGCGCGAGCCCCTCGCGCTCTTGGTACTCACCGAAGAGCTGGGGCATGAACTGGATGAACTTGCAGCGGTAGTCGTTCAGCGCCTCACCGGTGCTGCTGAAGTTGCCGCCGTCGTAGTTGTCGTTCAGACGGAGCTCGCGCCCAGCGCCGAACTGCAACCTGCGCGGGTGCACCCACGTCAGGTCCTTCACCATCCACTTCACCATGCCGTACTGCTGGTGATTGATGACGGGCAGGCCAGGCGTTGCACCGGTGAGCAGCCACTCGTTCTCGAGCGCGCTGCGCCCGTCGAACAGACCCCACGCCAGCTGATTGATGCGCTGGCTGAAGTTGGGCAGCTGCGCCAGCTGGTCGCGCACGACGTCGGCGTAGAACTTGGCGCGCTCCTTGTCGATACCGAGACCGTCTGCTGGCACCACCTCCCACGGGAGCGAGCTCACCGCACCGAAGCGCTTGCCGAGCACCGCACCCAGGTGGGGGTCGGTGTCGATGGTCTCGCGCGACAGGTCCGTCAGCAGGCGCATGCTGCCGCAGTCGGCGCTGCGTAGCGCGCTCTCGATGCGGTCCAGGTTCAGCGAACGACCGAAGCGCGTACGCCCCAGGTCGTTGCCGCTGGGAGCAGAGGTAATCTGCCCGCGCAGCACCTGGGGCGGGGGTAGCGGGACACCACCGGAGTCCCGCGGCGTACTGCGCAACCGCGTGACCTTGGGCGGAGCGCCCAGCTCGATGGTGATGGTCTGCGGGTTGATGCGTGCTCGCGGCATCTCGGGGTGAAGGTATCACCGCGAGGGAGACAAGTCACTCACCGCCCGAGAATGGCTTTTCCTGCGGCCACCAGGCGCCTTGCAGCTTCAGCTCCCGCCTGGGTTGCGGAGCTGGGCTCGGTCGACGGTGGTGCCTTCGCCAGCAGGGCCAGCGCCTGGGCGCTGCGCTTCTGTGCCTGCTCGCGGCTGGCGTTGATGAAGAGCACGTGCTGGCTCGCGGTCTGCGCGAGCTGTTGTGCAGCACCAGCTGCCATGCCCGCGTTGAAGATGGCGCGCTCGCGAGGTGTCAGGGCTTCGAGTGCCCTCCGCATCGCCACTGCGTCTCCCCCCGGTAGCCCTTCTTCTCCAGCGCCGCTGTCGCCTGGATGCTGCACCCCGTTACCCCGCACTTCCTCACTTCCACCTTCGGCACTACGCCCATTCTTCGCTTCCATGTTCCGACTCCTACTCGAGCCCAGCCGTGGGCCCCGCACTTGTTACACTTGAACCAGCGTGCGCGCTCGGTGACCGGTGTCTCTGCCGGTTCCCACTCGTGCTCACACTTGGGTGTCATCAGAACCCACCACCGCGCGCGAACTCGAGCCTGAGTCCACCGGCTGGCTTGGGGTCACGTCCACCACCACCGCGCCGGCTACCCTCGCGGGCAATCCACATCGCCATCAGGCGGTCGCCCGTGTGCGCTGGCGGTGGCTGGTAGTACATGCACTCGTCGAACAGCTTCTCGAACTCCGTGGGACACTTGCCGCTCGCGTCGCAGGGGAAGACCCAGGCACCGTTCTTCATCTCGGTGAACATGCTCTCGACCCCAAAGTCGAGGTGGTGCTTGTTCGTCTGGTGCGTGTTGTGTGCGCGCACGCGCAGGTCGGGGCGCTGCTGCAACGCGAACTGACGGAGGAAGTCCTGACCAGTGTTGCTCTCCACCACCAGCAAGCTGCCGAAGCGGTCGTGCTTGTCGATGACGCGGTCGACAATCTGCGGTCCCGTCCAGCGTCCGCACTCCAGGTCAATGAGACGGCGGCGCTTGTCGGGTAGCAGCTCGAACGTCACCAGCGCCGTCTCATCGTGCTGCAGTCGCGTGCCGATGGCGATGTCGACTCCCGTGTAAACGGGATTGTCCTTGTTGAACTTGATGGGGCCGCCGGTCCACTCACCGCGGCCGGCCTGCTTACACGCCTCAATCCACGCGCGCTGGCAGCGGGTGCTCCCCTCGTCAAACGGCTGGCACAGGAACAGCCGCGCGAACTCGTGCGGCAGGCGCATGCGCCGAATCTCGTCCACCTTGGCCGCGTCGTAACGGGCGGGCCACAGCACCGTCTCTTCGTTGGGGTCGGGGTCGTGCTCGACCAACCGGTACCACCCCTCGCGCCTCAAGCTCGGGCGCACCAGGTGCGAGACGCTGTCGAGCCACAGCTGGTCCACGTTGGTGA